CTATGATTTTGCCCCACCTTGGACCAGCTTCCACAGGTGGCTGTTCAAATGCCCTTCTGGCGCGGCCTCCAGGGCTGCCACGGCGATCCAGTGCTTGGGGTCTTCGTGGATCGCCTCCGCCAGGGCTCCCGCAACAGTAGGCGTCAATCGCCCCCGGACGCGCGCTACCGCAAGCGTCGTCCGCGATACCGCCAACCGCCTACACCATTCAGCATCGGACGGGATCAGGTCGTTCGCGCGATCGAGTAGGTCCATCGTGGTGTGCATGTCACGCTCCTAAAAAAAGACTACCGACTGTAAGCAAAATTCTTGTTTACTGTCTGTAATCATGCTAGCTTCGGGGTTCTTGATTACAGATCGTAATCGAAGTAACAGCCGCAGCCGCCATGCACCACCCAATCACCCCCGGCGCCGTCGTCCTGACCGCCGATGACATCGAACTCACAGTCCGCGCCCTGGAGGGCAACGTCGCCGAACTGGAGGCCGCAGACGGCTCCTGGTACGGCTACCGCCACGTCTCCAGCCTGACGCTGGTTCCCCAAGCCGGGGACGACGAGTGCCTTCCCCCTGCCACTCCAACGGCACCGGTTCCTGGCTTGGCGGCTGCGGCCGGTGTCGGGCAGGGGGCGGGCACCTATGAAGATTACTTCGACCTCTGCGCGTGCTGCGATCGCATGATCTCTAAGGGTCGCAAATTCTGCAGCGGGTGCGAAGCATGAGGCTCGTCGCCAAACACCACCAGGTGGGCTACCAGACCCCGGGAGAACGGCCAGGCTGCCGCAACTGCGCGCATTGCTGGCTGGAGGGCGAATGGCTCGCCAACAGGTCCTTGGCCCGCAAGTGCATGCTGCACGACATCGAAGTCACCAGCGGTGGTGTCTGCCCGTCCCACGAGCCCGAGCACGGCGCCTGCGCTGTTGACCCTCGCCAGCTCGCCATTGCGCTGTCTCCCCAAGCTGGGGAGGTTCGCGCATGAGCACCGCACCCATGGCCGGCTCGGCCCTGATCCACATGCCCAAGAGCTACGAGATTGCATGCCCGCCGGGCATGCTGGCCCACGGCCACCGCATCAAGCGCTTCACGTCCCTGCAGGCCTTCGAAGGCTACGTCGCACAGCTTCGCAAGAGCGGCTGCACTGTCCGCTGGGACACGCCTTTTACCGCCACCGTGGAGGCCATCCAACCGACCGCCGCGCGTGCGCAGGCAGTTGCACCTGGTGCGCAGGAGGTGGGGCAATGAGCCGGGCGGCCGCAGGCGGGCAAGCGGAGCGCCGCACGCCGAAGGGCGCCGGGCTCTCCCCCAGTGCTGTAACACTGGGGGAAACTTCCAAGCAGCGCGCGAAGGTCGATTGGTTGACGGCGACGTGGAAGCCTGAGCCCGACGAACACGTCGTGGCGACGGTCCTGGACCTGCTCCATGGCTTCGGGCTCAAGGTGGAGGCCGAGGCTGGCCGTGGCCACTTCGGCTTCTCCGAGGGCGCTCGCCTGTATGTCCGCCTGGACGATGGCGCGCGCCACCAGGTGGCCCTGCTGGATTGGGGCGGTGACCGCATGCGTGGTCGTGCGCGCCTGGACCTCTCCGGCACTGCCTGCAGCCGCATCAGCGACTGGCAGGGCATGCAGGAGTGGCTGGGCCGCCAGTGGGAGACCACCATCACCCGCGTTGACCTGGCCGTCGATTGCCTGAATGGCGAGTTCACCGTCGAGGACGCCCGAGCCTGGATGGAGGCCGGAGAGTTCACCGCCGGCGAGGGCCGCCCGCCGCGCCACAGCACGCCCGGCGACTGGCTGTCACCTGAGCCCTTCTACGGCCGCACGCTGGAGATTGGGCGCAGGGAGAACGGCAAGATGCTCCGCGCCTACGAGAAGGGCCTGCAGCTTGCGCCAGGCAGCGGCGACAAGTGGACGCGCTTCGAGGTCGAAATCCGCAACAAGGATCGCGACGTGCCGCTCGACGTGCTCACCCGCTGCGACGAGTACTTCGTCGGCGCCTACGAGTGCCTGCAGCGCCTGCTGCCCGCTGCTGGCGAGCGCATCGCCACCCACCAGAAGGAAGGCGAGCTCAGCCTCGAAACGATGGTCCACCACGCCAGCGTGGGCTACGGAAAGCTTCTGCACGTCATGCGCGGCCACGTGTCCGCTGACGACCTTCTAGACCGTATTTCCCGGCCAGGCGTCCCAAGACGACTGGAAAAGGCCACCCTGGCCGGATTCATCGCGGCGTCGTCTGTCGCATCACAGGAGAAAAGGCCATGAAAGCACATGTGATCGGTATCGAGATTTCCGAGGGCGTCAGCAAGAAGACAGGGCAGCCCTACGCCATCGGCAAGCTGTTCTGCGCGCTCCCCATCGTGGGGAAAGGCGCACGCGGCCTCATGGGCAGTGAGTACCAGTGCGAACCGGTGGTGCTGCGCAAGCTCGATGGCATCGAGCTCCCCGTGGTCTGCGAGCTCGAAATGCAGGACGTCATGCGCTACGGACAACGCCGGCAGGAGATCGTCTCCGTGGTGCCCGTGAAGGCCGCTCCGGCCCCCTCTGCGCCTGCGCAACGCCCCGCGGCGTGATGTCAGCTGGTAGCCCTGCGTGCAGGGTTATCCGCTGCAATCCCGCAGCTTCCCCAACCTGGAGAAATCACATGTTCGCAAAAACCCTGGGCGTTGCCCGCAAGTTCGGCAGCCGCGCTGCATCTGCAGGCGCCGTCCTGGCCCTGTCCGCTGCGTCCGCGCACGCTGCCCTGCCTGAGGGCGTGCAGAAAGCCATCGACGACTTCAAGGCCGATGCCTCCAGCGCCGTCATCGCCATGATGGGCGCCGGCGTCGTCATCTGGGGCCTGCTGGCCCTCAAGCGCAAGATGGGCTGGTGATCCATGGCTGACAACACGGGCGGTCAAACCCTGACCGTGTTGGTCCAGCCGGCCCCCCCGGACGCGAACACGCTCGCGGACCTGGGGGAGCTTTTCGTGCTGTTCTTCGGCGCCGCCATGGTCATCTTCTGCCTGCGGCGGCTCTATGACCTTTTCAGGGTTGACCATGACAGGGACTAGTCATGCCTTCTTCCGTCGAAATCCTCTACGCGCTTGGGCTTGCGCTCTTGCTTTGGGTGTCGTTCCGCTGACCTGCGGTGCGATCAACAAGGCCGGCATGTCCGGCTTCCGCTACTCGGTGAGCGAGTCCGGCAAGGTGGCCTCCATCCGTCCGAATCAGGCCGGTTCCTCTGGTTCTGTCGGCAGCGTGGGCTCGATCCCCACCGGCCACGTCGGAAGCCAGATCGGCAATTCGGGCTGGTACATCGGCGCTTCCGGTTCTGGCAACCCTTCCGGTCCCGGCATGATGACCATGGGCCACGCTGGCGATGTGTTTTTCGCCGGAAGTAAGTACCCTTTCCAAGCCTCCTACAAAGTGCCCAAATCCGCTGTCGTGGACGCGCTCGGCATGCTGTGCAAGAACCCTTTGATTTGCCTCGGTATCGCTGCCGCCTCCCCTGCCATCAAGGGCTGGCTGGATGAGGGCAACGTGGGGATCAACCAGGACGCCGCCGACTATCCCGACAAGCCCTTCTTGCTGCAGAAAGAGGGCTCCTGTTCCGCTGACTGCCGGGAGTACCTACTGCCCGACGGCAAGACCTGGGTGCGTAGCTTGTCGCAGGCCTGCAATGCCCATCTGCAGGCTTCACGGGACAGTGGTGGCGCGTACTACCAAAACGTGTCCGTCATCAGCCAAACCCAGTGCTCTTACGAGTACGCCTTTAGCCCGTCGCCGTCGTCCTGGACCAAGGCGAAATTCGAGCCGCAGAACCGCAGCACCACTGCCACCTGGACCGACTGGATGCCTGCCTCGATGGACGACATCGCCCCGTACATGGACGCGCCCGAAGTGCCTGCACAGGTTGTCTCCGACATCCTCGACAAGGGCGGCGATATCGCCCTGCCCAGCGCACCCACCGTCACCGGTCCGTCGCAGGTGCAGGGCCCGAAGGAGGAGACCGCCAACGCCGATGGCAGCAAGACCGTGAAGCAGACCACCAACAACTACCAGACCGATGGCAACAGGATCACGAACACGTCGACCACCACGGTGACGCAGCGTTGCGTGGGCGACGGAACCTGCTCGCCGGTCACCACGACCACCACCACCAATCCCGACGAGAAGCCCGACGACAAGGACGACGGCGACAGCTGCAAGAAGAACCCGGACAGCCTTGCATGCGCGGACCTCGATACGCCGTCTGGCGAGATCCCGAAGGCCACGCGGAACGTCAGCTTCAACGACGAGAACCTGTTCGGCGGTGGCGCGTGCCCGGCCGACATTTACGCCAACGTCGCGCACCAGAACATGAAGGTTTGGGACTGGCAGCAAAGCTGCGGCTACATCACCTCGTACGTGCGGCCGGTGCTGCTCATCATCTGCACGTACATCGCCTTCATGATCGTCAGCGGTGCAGCGAGGGATGGCGCATGAAGCTCGGCACCTGGCTCCTGTCGATGATGCAGCCGCTGTTGGCGCGCATCCTCACGTCGCTCGGCTTCAGCGTCGTCACCATCGTTGGCCTCGATGTGGCCGTCGATGCCCTCAAGGCCCGTTTGGTGTCGTCCGTCAACAGCCTGCCGGTGGACGTGCTCAACGTCTTCCTGCTGGCTGGCGGCGGTGTCGGCCTCAGCATGATCGTTGGCGCCGTGGCGCTGCGCGTGCTGCTCTGGCACATCCAGAACGCCACGAAGATCCTCGGAGTGAACCCACAATGATCACCATCATCACGGGCACGCCCGGTGCCGGCAAAACGCTGCTCGCCATCGAGAAGCTGCTGCTCCCGCTGGTCGGCGCCACGATCAATGTGCCGGACGGCAATGGCGGCGAACGCGAGGTGCCGCGCACCATCTACACCAACATCAACGGGCTGTTGATCGAGCACGAGCTCGTCGAGACTGGCGGCGAGTGGATCGCCACCGGCAACGAATGGAAGTTCAGCGGGAACGAGCAGAGCGCGCGCAACTGGCACCACTGGGCCAAGCCTGGATCCGTGATCGTCATCGACGAGTTCCAGAAGATGTGGCCACCGCGCGCCAACGGCTCGAAGGTGCCCCCCGACGTGCAGGCCCTGGACACCCACCGCCACATGGGCGTCGATTTCGTCCTGATCACGCAAAGCGTGATGAACACCGACCGCCACACGCACGCCCTGGGCGGCCGGCACCTGCACGTTCGCCGCGTCGCCAACATGAAAATGGCCGTCGTGTACGAGTGGGACCACGTGTCTCGTTCGCTGCAGTACAGCAAGGCCATCACCAAGTCTCCGTGGCGCTACAGCGGCAAGGTGATGAAGCTGTACCGGTCGGCGGAGGTCCACACCAAGCAGCCGCGCAAGCTCCCCGGGTTGGTGTGGTTCGTGCTGGTCGGCCTCGCGGCCGTGGCCTACTTCGCGCCCACCACGATGCAGCGTATCAACGACCGCGTGAGCGGCAAGTCCTCGACCGCCGAAGTCGCCGGCAAGGCGCCTGCCTCGTCACCTCTGGCCGCCGCATCCGCGCCCGCTGCCGCCTCGTCGTCCTCTGTCGTCGCCCAGGCCGGCGCCGCGGCGGTTCCTGCTGCTCCTGCATCTGCCCCGGTGTTCGCTGGCTGCGTTGCCAGCAAGACGCGTTGCGCGTGCTACGACACCGCCGGCCACCTGGTGGAGCGTGAGCCCTTCGATTGCCGCGCGCACACCGCGCCGCCTGTCGTGGTCCTCGCCGGCGGCACGTTCGCCGAACGTCCGGAGTACAGCCCGCCCGAGCCTCCTCAACTGGTCTTGGCTGCCCGCGACCAAAGCCCTACCATCGGCGACCTGCGGGCCGCGATCCGCGCTGAATACGGCTACTGATAGGTCATGCCATGTCTCTTTTGATGTCGTCCCTCGGCTCCATCCTCCTGCTCGTGGCCGTGGCCAGGGCCTTCGATGAGCGCCTTGAGCGTGTTCGCTGCAGCTTCACGGACACGCTCTTTGGCGTCGGCCTGGCCTGCTTCCTCTTGGGCATGCTCCTGGCCATCTTTCCCTGACTTGGGGTATGGGGCATCGCCCCATGTACACCTGACCCGCGCGACTTGCCCGTCGCAATGCGCAGAGCGGCCCTAGCGCGCCTTGGCGACCATGCCCGCTACCCTGGTATGTCTCGCGGCTTTTCTCGGCCTCCGTGCCACGTCCTGCCCCCTTCGCGGCCCGTTGCCTTCGCCTTCTTGCGGCGCCTGACTCGCGCTTGAGAAACCTGTCTTTTTCAGCCTTCGTACGTGATTCCTGGCGGCAAAACTACGTGCCAGGAGGATGAAATGCACATTGGATATGCCCGGGTTTCTACCCGCGAACAAGAAAACCGCATGCAGCTCGACGCACTGAAGGCCGTTGGCGTGCAGAAGGTGTACCAGGAGAAGGCGAGCAGCATCGGCCAACGTCCCGAGCTCCAGCGCTGCTTGAAGTCGTTGCGCGCTGGTGACGTGCTCGTGGTCTACAAGCTGGATCGTGTTGCCCGCTCCCTTGTAGATCTGTTGGCGATCCTCGACCGGATCAAAGCTGCCGGCGCACAGGTTCGCAGCCTGAATGAGCCGCTCGACACGACGACGCCCATGGGGATGTTCATGATCCAGGTCCTCGGAGCTGTTGCCCAGCTCGAACGCGGCATCATCAGGGAGCGCGTCATCGCTGGCCAGGTGGCCGCGATATCCAGGGGTAAGCGCCATGGCCGTCCGCCGACGTTAGCCGAGGATCAGGAGGCCGCTGTGTGGCAGGCGTGGCAGGCCGGCGAAAACAACAAAGCCCGCTTGGCGCGGGCTTTTGGGGTGGAGAGGCACGTTGTCGACAGGGTAATTCGGCTCCGTCTGAATCCGCAGGATTCGCGGTATGGCCCCCGTCGCCCTGTCCTTGGCCCGCTCCTGCAGGCGGTGCGGTAAAGTAATAATTTGACCACAGTTCCACGGTGGATCCCCGCCCCGCTCCGCCGGGCGCCGTGCCGGCCCGCAACGCACTCCCGAAGGCGCCTCTCCCCATGAAATTCCAGCCCGACCGCTCCGAAGCCCAGACCATCAGCGCCTACGGCGCGGACTGGATCGCGGTCGATGGGGAAAAGCTCACGGGCAGCGTGGTGATCGGCTCCCGGGGCGAGCGGAGGGAATGGCAGTGCAACCGCTTCGAGGACCTCACCGCCGAGCATTTCGCGCTGCTGGCGGAACTCGACGCGGAAGTGGTCATCTTCGGCAGCGGTCAGCGCAACCGTTTCCCGCCACCGGCGTGGCTGCGGCCCCTCATGGCACGGCGCATCGGCCTGGAAACCATGGACACCCAGGCCGCGTGCCGGACGTACAACATCCTGGCGGGGGAAGGCCGCCACGTGGTCGCCGCGCTGCTGCTGGAACCCAAGGCGTGA